CAGGAGGATAAGGTATTGTCTTCATTTGAACTAGGTAAAGAAGCTCAATATGTAGTTCCGATAGATGTTATTATTAATGAGTCAAAGGAGTATTATCTATGCGCTGTGCTTAAAAAATCACAATCAATGAGATTAAGAACATGCTCAGCTGTTCGAGTTACTGCTATACAATAGTATTATTATCAATTTGCACTACTTGTTATAGCGCCCCAATGATGCCAAGCTCACCTATTAATTCAAGAGGTGGTGATGAAGTTAGGGCTCGTGATGGTACGTCATGCCATCAAGGTAATTATGTTGGTCCAACATTAGATGTCGGGGTCACAGGTACTCATAATACAAATTCAGCTAATAGCGGACAACCAGTTATTAATAATTACAATTACAATGATAATTCCGGTGGAGCTGGAATGTCTAATTCCAGCTCTGTTGGTGGAGATATCGGTGTGTACGCTAGATTAGTAATTCCATTAGGAGATGATCCAAATCGTGTAGATTGCACTAAACTGTATAGTCTAGAGATTGAACGGCTTGAGTTGGAACTTAAGCGACTCAAAGAATCAGGATCTGCATCAGTAACTGTGGATTAATATAGTATATTATAGCATAAAATTAAATCACATACCAATTAATTGTGTAATAACCTAAACATTATTCAATCTCTCTGTGTTTATCACCATATCGTATCCATTTATTCGCAAGTAATGTATTACCTGGAAAGATTGTGGTTACTAAATTATCATAATGGTATTTACTATATTGGTTTATATAATTAACATCACTTAATAGTTGTGATATTTCTTGGTTAGTTGGTTTATACCCTTTACCCATAGCTTGTGTAAGGTGTTTAGTATTTACTTTCATAGCAATATCCATAACATCTTTTGATGGTTTATTATTAAAATATGTTGGGGAATTTGTAGTTAACATTTGTACTAATATAATTAATGTATCCTCTAGCCTATGAGTGTTATTAACTAACACCGACTGCATTACTTCAGGGGTGGCATCTTTAATCATTTGAAATAGTATATTACGTAATTGATGTATAGATGTTGCAGTGCCAGCTTTAATATTTTTAATAATTAATTCTTTATTTTTATCTGCTAATTTAGAAAACATATTACCGAATGTATTGATATATTTTCCAAATGTATCAAAATCTAAATTATTAAATAGTAGAAAGTCGTTAAATAAGTAAGTAAAATGAGCCTTTAATATCTCATTTTTTCCATTACTATAAGTTAGTTTACTAAATCCTAAATTTTGCTCATCTGAAAATCTTGTATCATTTAAATGTTTTATTTCTAATAATTTCATGATGTGCTTCTCATTTTCTCACCATATCTAATCCACTTATTAATTAATAGATTATTATTTTTAAATAGTATGTGTACTATTTTTTCGTAATCATTTTTTCTAATATACAGATATTTGTTGGTAAGTAATGGTTGTATTAATTCATTTGGAAATGCTTTTCCGTTCCGACAATAAGTTGCAACTATTTGTAATTTATCATTAGTATATGCAACATTTACTAACGCTTTTTTTAATAATTCAATAGGTGCACCTTCTATCCAAGGTACAGCCTTAACACCATACTCACTCCATATCTTTTGTTTAGCATCTTCAGAGTGTATTAAATATCCGTAATTACTTAAAACATCACCAACAACGTCATCAGACAAGAAATCTAAATTGTGTGTAGTATCTGCATACTCGAGTGCGGTTAGTATATTGTCTTCTGATACTCTAGTAGTAATTGCATAATTAATAATATCCCCACCGTATTTTAAAATAGCATTTTTTAGGAAATCTTCATATTCAATATTATTTAATTCACGGTTGTTTTTCCTACCTGTTTTAATAACATTTAAAATTTGATGATATTCATTCCGATCAGTATCATCATCTGAGTAAAATGTTTCTAATATATTAGTTATTCTCATTTCTTACTTTCTCACCATATCTAATCCATTTATTGATTAGTAGATTATTACCTTTAAACATATTGTGCACCATATTATTGTACACATTATCATGTATAATAACATTAGGGTGTGTGAGAATAGGTGTGATCATTTCTTGAGGTACTGGATCTCCAGAATCAGCATACGCTCTCACCATTAAACTTATATCATGTGTTCTATTAGTACTTAACACCTGTTTCATTAATTCAATAGGAGATCCACCCACCCATATAGCGGCATCAGCGCCAAACCGCTTCCATATATAATTTTTTAAATTGGAAGATTTAATATGATGTCCTAGAAGTGCTATTATAGTAATACCATAATCATGCTCGTTATCAAATACTCTAATAGACCCTTGGTATAATATATGAGTATGGTTAAGTGCAAACTCTATCAATTGTTCAGATACATTATGTTCTGAATTTGCATCTATTAGTAAACAAGCGCCAAATTTTGATATTGCAGCTTTCTGTTGTTCTAATGATAATTGTTGGTATTTTTCTATTAATTCATCATATTCATTTTGTAATTCTTCTGAATATTGTACTATTTTAATAGTGTCAGATTCTTTTAAGATAGTTGTTATTTTCATTGTTCGATTCTCATTTTTTCACCATATCTAATCCATTTATTAATTAATAAGTTATTACCTTGAAAAATGTTACGCACCAAATTATTATATGTTTCAACTTCAAATATTGTCCATCTTGGATCTGTTAATACTTGAGTTATTAAATCTGGTGTTAGGAATTTAGGATCAATCATGGATGCCACCCCACAGTCTTTAGTTACTGCGTATTTAACTACATTATATGTGGGATGTTCAATATAATCAAGAACATATATGTTCTTCTTAACGGCTGCCATTTGAACAGCTTCAGATGGGTTCTCAATAGACCTAATTGAAGTTGGGCGTTTAGTAACAGCGCTAATTTTATACCCCTCAGGGTCATCACCTGTAGTGGTTAAATTCTGTTCAATTATATGTTTCACTTTCATTTATGTATTATTCCTTATTTTTTCACCATACCGGGTCCACTTATTCATTAATAGTGTATTATCAGAGAAAAACCGCTTAACTACATCGTTAAATTTTTTCTCATTTTTAACTAGTTTTTTCTGAGTGAGTGCTGCAGAAACAACTTCGTTAGGTGGGTTGGATATTTTCATAATTCTAAACCCATCAACACTAACAACATCCATCATATCTTCTATAGTATTAACTTTATTATAATCTACCACTTCTGAAACTCTAGTTATTTGAGGTTCAATATGTTTATTTTTTATCAACATATCTAACGCCATTTGTTTAGCTTCTTCTTTACTGTTTGCACGGGTTATAATAATAGAGCCAGACATCCATGTGCGTGGGCCCCTACTTAAATCTCTAGAAGTAAATAATAGAATATAATGAATATATGGTTTTTGGACTGATTCAAATATATGTTTTAGTTTCATATTGTTAATAGTGTTAGAATTATTGTATTTATTCTATTAAGTTATTAATAAATATGGATATTACATTATTTTTAATATTATGGCTGATAATACACTTGATAGATGCTTAGGGTTAGAACCAGGTTGTTCACCATTTCAATTAACCAAAGATACTAATGCTAACAAGCTAATAAACTCATTAGTTAATGAATCCCTTACAATAGGTGGGGCTGATATTAATGTGTATAAACTATTAGGTATACATGAACAGTTTAAATTGGTAGATTTAACAGGTACAGGTATACCTATATCTAGTGGTGATAATCAATATTATCCCGCTTCAAATGCATTTAATGATGATCCATCTGAATGGAGATCTATCCAAAAAGGTAGTTTAATACCTGCTTCATCTTATATTGGATATGATTTTGGAGCAATTAAATTAGATAATGGTAGATTAAGGTATGGTATAGATACAGAAGTTAAGTACCATATTGTATCCGTTATGCTACAACAAGGATGTGATTCTAAAAATAGAGTTTCAAAAGTAAGAGTAGAGCGATCTGATAATGGTAGTAAGTGGTATGGTGTTGATATCATTACAATAACAGATTCTAGTAACCAAATTTGGTATAATATTAAACAAAGTGCTCCTGCTAGATATTGGAGAATTAGACCATTAATATTTAATGGTACAGATAACGATTTTTGGACTGTTAATAAGATCTCATTATCAGAATATGTTAGAACAGATATTACTAATATTCAAGATGAAATGGGGTTTATGGAGAATCGAGATAGAAGTTATTCTATTGACCCTATCAAATTAAAAGGATATTACGATCTTCAAGATGTACAGACAGATTTAACAAGGTTTGGTTTTGATTTAAAAAACCAATATTTTTTTAAGATTGGTTTTGACTCCATTATACGAAGTTTAGGTAGACCTATTGTTATAGGTGACATTATAGAGTTACCAAGTGAAGTGCAATATGATAACAAATTACGACCTGTAAAAAAATTTTTAGAGGTAACAGATGTTAGCTGGGCAAGTTCTGGATTTACACCTGGATATCAACCCACATTATATACTGTAACTGCACAACCAATGATTGCATCTCAAGAGACGCAAGATATTGTTGGTGATCTTAATATCCCCTCATCTGATAATGAATTTTATGATATGTTTCAAAATCATTATAGCCCTGAGAATACTATTGCAGATCAAAAAATTCGTGAAGAAGCTGATACTCAGGTACCTGAGCGTGGTACAGATACAGCAAATGAAGCATATTTACCTGAAGATTTAGTACTGGATGCATACGAGCAGGGGCTTAATTTACGTAAATTAAGCCCCTATGGTTTAGTTTATATTGAAGATGGAATGCCACCAAATGGGTTACCATACACGGAAGGTCCTACATTCCCATCTAATCCAACTGATGGTGTATACCATAGATTGACTTATATTAATACACCTGAACCTATACCTACTCGGTTATATCAATATTCTGTTGTTAAATTAAAATGGATGTTTAAAGAAGAGGATAAACGTATGAGAATGAATTCTACTAAACCTCAATATGAGCAGTTTTTAAATACAGAAAGTCAGACTATTTCACCAGATAAGATTAGGTAGTTTTATAAGTAAATTATACAAGAATCATTGTAAAAAATCAAGGATTTAATAAATACAAACATAAACATTTAGTTTAACAAACTTTACAAAGGAGAATCAAGATGGCTGATCTTTTAAGCCCTGGAATTTCAGTAACAGTATCTGATCAAAGCATCTATATACCTGCTACTGCAACAACAATACCACTGTTTTTTGTTGCAACCAAAGAAAGTAAAATACTGTCTGATGGGTCGAGAGCAGCTGGTACATTTGAAAGTCATAAAGTGAGAACTGTTACTTCATTGAGACAAAGTCAACAATTATTTGGGGTTCCAAATTTTTATACAGACGAGCAAGGTAATCAACAACATGGAGATTGTCGTAATGAATATGGTATTTTTGCACTTAATCAATTTTTAGCACAAGCAAGTCTTGCATATGTGGTTCGTGCAAATATAGACTTAGATGATAATATTATTAGTGTATTAAGTTCATGGACTACTCAGATCGATTTAGCTAGAACTTCATTAATTAATTTAGCTAATACGTTTATAACTGATTATAATAATTTAAACGGTTATACACCTGTTGATCCACAATTTAAACAAACTGTTAATCAAATTGAGTTTTTAGGCTTAGTTAATCAAGCCATGGATGTTGTGTATGCAAAATATGCATTTAGAACAGTTGGTGTAGACTTTGAAGCTGATCTATCTGCTAACCCACTACCATATTATGAAAATGGATATAATTTCCCTCCAACTGGGCAATTTATTGGTATCAATGGTATTGCAGACTTTTGGGTAAGTGCATTATCAGGAACAGTAGTACCAACAGAATGGACTCCTGATGAAGCTGGTGATACATTATTATTAGCAGCTCAAATGTATCAATACACTAATGAGTTTGTTAGTAGAACTAGTTTAGGACCTAATGATGCTCAGCGCCGCGTTGCAGTTGTTACTGCTTTACAACAAGCAGCTAGAATTGAAGATGTAAAATCTGAAATTTATGAATATAATATCATTGTATGTCCAGGATTTCCCGAGATTGTAGATGAGTTAATGGTGTTAAACCAAGCAATTGGTCAAGAAGCATTTATTATTGCTGATACCCCTAGTTATTATAACCCAGATGATGTTGTATCTGTATGGAGTGCATCTTCTGATAGAATGAGAACTGATGATGTTGCATATTACTACCCACCTATGGCATTCGCATCGAATTTAGATGGGGTAGATGTTGCATGTGCAATTTCAGGGGTTGCATTATCCGCTTATACTTTTAATGATAAAGTTGCTTATGTTTGGTTTGCCCCTGGTGGTGTTAATAGAGCATTAATTCATCAAACAACTGGTGTAACTGCAGTAGGTTATATTGAAGGTAACCTAGGTACTGCTACTACATTCGTTGATGTACATTTAAATAAAGGTCAAAGAGATAATTTATATATGTCTCCAAATTATATTAACCCAGTTATCAATTCACCAGGTACTGGATTAGCGTTATGGGGTCAAAGAGTTTCAATGCCTGGTAATCTCGCATCTGCAAGAGATCGTGTAAATGTTGCTAGATTAATATGTTACATGAGACGTAATATTCGTAAGTTCTTAATACCTTTCTTATTTGAACCAAATGATAAAATTACAAGGGATAATGCTAAATCTGTTGTAGATAGTTTCCTACATGATATATTAGTAAAAAGAGGTTTAGATGACTTCGTTACTATCTGTAATGAGAGTAATAATACTGGTGATAAAATAGATAGAAATGAATTATGGGTAGATATAGGAATTAAACCCACACGAGCTGTGGAGTTTATTTATGTTCCTATTAAAGTTTATCACTCAGGTGATACATTACCTAGTTAATTATTCTAGATAATTACCATTTAATCCCTATATTTGTTAAAGAATATAGGGATTTTTTATGTTTAGAATATCATGCAATAGGATCATTAATAACAAACTCTGGATTATCTTGATTTAATCTAACCATCCAATTACCTGGATGTAGATCGAAATTATACTTATTAAATAGTGGATTTAATAATCTTAAAGCTGATTTTAATTCAGAAGATGGTGTGTTTGCTATCACTTCTCGCCTATATGATGGGTTACGTAATCTCCTACTCACCATATCTAATAACATACTAGGGGTACTATTATTAAAAAAGATTTT